GCCCCTATTATGCTCGGCTAATATCACGCCACGTTCCTCGCTGCTGAGGTGCTTGCTTCGTATGTCCATCACAACATCCTATGCCCAAAGGGCTCTGAGTGTTGCATTTGAAACTTGAGCCTAAGATCCGCTGGCGCGAGTTGCGTTTCGCTAACTCCACCGTCGGCTGGACCGCCAGCATCGGGCCCGGCGCCTGGTGGATCGCAAAGCCGATCCAGTTGTTCCCGGCCTCGGTCGCGCCGACCTGCGCCGCCTTCATGAAGACGATCCGCTGCGTCGGATCGCCGGGTGAGAGCCGATCCATTATTTCGCCCATGTAGGGCGTGCGCGCCGTTCGATACCGCCCGGGTTCTGCCGAAGCGCGCCCCGAAAGCATTCGGTGCCGGTCCGCCCATTCGGAAACGGTCAGGTCCGCATCCGGCGTGAGGCCAGCACCCCAGGCGCGCAGGATTTCCGCAGCGCCGTCAAAATCCAGCATATCGTCGGCGTCACCGGAGATCGGGTTTGACCTCGGCAAGATCGTCGAGTTGGGCACGGACATGTTTCTCCAGAACCTTCTGCATTGCTGCAGGCTCGACGCCCAGATCGGCCGCCATCAGCGCCGCCGCTCGCGACGGCCAGTTGACCCAGACGTCGCGCTCCTGCCGCGCCAGCCGGAACACCAGCGACAGCGCGCGGGCCCGATCGATCAACTCGCCTTTCAGCTTCTGCAACCGGAGGCGGCGCTCCTGCGCCTTCAGCACTTCGTTCGCCGTCTTGGCCTGAAGGAACGTGGTGCCGCTGCCGATTTGTGGCGCCGCTAACCCCTGTTCACGGAGCGTCTCGCCGACTGCGGACACTGCCGCCTCTGGGACAGGTTTGAGCTTTGGCTGCGGCGGCTTTCGGGTTTTGGACGGATCGGTCGCCTCGGCGCGCAGGGCATCGCTGGCCACCGCGTCGATGCTGCCATCGCCATGCAGAACCAGCCGCCCTGTCGCCTTGGCCTTCTGGATTGCCCCGCGTGAAAGGCCGACGCGGGCGGCGTATTGGCGCTCGCTCAGACCTTCCATTGCGCGCTCCGATTATCATTCAAAATCATGTGCTTATGTAGTTGATAAGCCTCCGTACCAGAGCGAACGTGGTCTCAAGAAAAAGATGTAACTCACCACGGAGCCGCCACGATGACCCGCCTGAACCCGCAGACAACGCCCCGCCACCAACTGCGCGCCGAGAAGGCCGCGCGGAACAAGGAAGCAGCGCTCAACGCCTTCATCGGCAAGAAAACCGAGATCGACGAGGCGCTGGCGCGCTTGGCAAACCTCAGCGACGACCACTTCAACGCCCACCCCGACGAGATCAACTGGGGCCATGTCGGCACCCTTGAGCACTACGCCAGCCTCCTGAAGCGCATCACCGACAGCGCCTTCAGCGAAGGCGAGCACGCGGAGTGAGTCCCATGGAAACCAGTACCATCCGATTGCCGATCCGCAAGCTACCCGATCACTTCGACCGAAGCCGCATCACCACGGTCCTCGACGAAATCGAAGGCGCCCTGATGGACGATGGCGGCGTTTATGTCCGCGCCTACGCCGACAGCATGACGATTACCATCGAGGTGCCGACCAATCAGTTGATCGATGCGGCAACCTGCCTGAAAGACCTCGACCTGATCTGAACCGTGCCGCCGCGCAGACCCGCCCCGCATGCGCGGGGTTCGTCCCGGTAGAAGGGTCGCATTCCGCACCCCCGATGACCGGAGACAATTATGGCCAAGAATTCCATCCCCAAAACAACCGATGCAGCCCCGCGCCAGACCAAGCAGCAGATCATAATCGATCTACTGCGGCGGCCCGAAGGCGCGGGCATCGAAGAGATCACCGCTGCAACCGGTTGGCAGTCGCACACTGTGCGCGGCGCAATGTCCGGCGCGCTGAAGAAGAAGTTAGGCCTCGAGATCACCTCGAAGAAGGTCGAGGGGCTCGGACGGGTCTATCGTATCGAGCGCTGATTTCGATCCGGCGCACCGCTGAAGTCACGACTATAAGGAAGCCGTCGCCGTGTAAGCGTCGGCTTCGTCTTTCTCATCCGGATCGCCTCGAAGAGCCGCCGCAGCACATAGGACCGAGCAATACTCACCACCGTGAACACCGCGCCCATCTTCAGGTTTTGCGTTAGCGTCGTATGCAACCCGAATATCGGAAAGATCAGAATTTGTGTACCGACAGCGACGCCGTAGCCCACGATCACATTGGCGACGGACTCCACCAGCGACATGAGGCGCGACTGCTTCATGCCGCCACCTCATCCGTCGGCCAGCAATTCAGCTGCAAGAGTTCGCAGCGCATGCGCTGCAACCAAGGGGACCACGCCGTTGCCACAGAGGCGAAGCCGGTCCACCCGGTGGGCCAGCCCATCAGCGCCTCGACGAACAGCGGGTTCAAGGTCCGGCGCTGCTCGGAGGTATCGTTCCCAGCCATCGGCGTCACCAGGACCTGGCGGCCAAGCAGGCCGTTGACCGGCGTATTCGCCAATGTCGTCGCCCCATCCTTGTGATCCCGCGCGGTGGGCGTCATCCACATGCGGCTGGCATGGGTCAGATCCGCTGTTTTGCGGTTGCCAGCACTCGGCTTGCAGCCGTCGTTGGCCATCGGCGTCGGCCAGTCCCGCGCCATGCCGTCCAGACCCTTCTCGTGCTTCCGGTCGCCGCCCCGGCTCCGAAAGCTGTCGGTCTGTGGCGTCGGCCACATCGCGGCGCTCGTTGCCAGGTTCATCCCATGCTTGCCTGCTTCTTGCGAGGGCGTTGGTTTCGTCTGCCGGTTCTCGTTCGCACTTGCCCTCGGCGTCGGCCACATTCGCCGCATTTCCGTTCGGTTCCCGCCACTCGAGCGGGTCCCAGAGCAGGCGCGCGGGGTCGGCCAGTTCGTCACCTTCGCGAATGGCGAGGATGAACAGACGCTCCCGTTTGTGGGGCGCACCGACTTCCGCCGCTGTAAAGAGGCCCGCCGCAAGGCGGTAGCCCATGCCGACCAGTCCGCTAGCGACTTCGGGGAAGCCGAGACGGAGATGATGGGCGACATTCTCAAGGAAGACGAAGGGCGGCTCGACCTCGTCGATGATGCGCGCAACATGCGGCCAGAGGTGGCGTGGATCCTCGGTTCCCTGTCGCTTGCCTGCGACTGAGAACGGCTGGCACGGATAGCCCGCAGTGATGATGTCCACAGCATTGCGCCACGGGCGGCCATCGAAACTGGCAACATCGTCCCAGACAGGCGTGCAATCCAAGGTCGCGTCTTCCATCCGCGCCACGAGAGTGGCTGCAGCGTAGGTTTCCCGTTCGACATGGCCCACAGTTCGATATCCGGGGATGGCGATGGTAAGCCCAAGGTCGATGCCGCCTGCGCCGGAACAAAGGGAGAGGCCGAACAGGCATGCGTCCTCGGTTCCGGAAGTGCACCTGGAGGAAAATAGAGCCAAGTCATGCATGCCTCAATCGTGTTTGATCTTGATTTCGTTGAACGTCTCATCGGAGCCAAAGAGAACGGCGTCCTTGCCCGTGAACTGCTGCCAACGCTCCACAGCGACATCGACGTAGGCAGGATTGAGTTCGATCCCGTAGCAGACGCGACCGGTCGTTTCGGCCGCGATCAGGGTGGTGCCCGACCCCATGAAAGGCTCGTAGACCGCCTGGCCGGGGCTGGAATTGTTCAGGATTGGCCGACGCATGCATTCCACGGGCTTCTGGGTCCCGTGCACAGTTTCCGCGTCCTGATCCTTGTTCGCGATCTGCCAGAGCGTCGTCTGTTTGCGATCACCGGCCCAACGGCCTTTGCCGGTTTTCTTCACGGCATAGAGGCAGGGCTCGTGCTGCCAGTGATAATCACCGCGGCTCAGCACCAATCGGTCCTTGGCCCAGATGATCTGGGACCGGATGTTGAAGCCGGCTGCAACAAGGCTGTCGGCGACGGTGGTCGCATGCAGCGCGCCGTGCCAGACATAGGCGACGTCACCGGGGAACAGCGCCCAGGCCTCGCGCCAGTCAGCGCGGTCGTCATTCAGCACCTTGCCGGTTCGCTTGGTCGCGGCTGCCCCTGCCTTGTTGCGCCAGCCGGGATCGTATTCGACGCCATAGGGCGGATCGGTCACCATCAGGAGCGGTTTCACGTCGCCCAGCAGACGCTCGACATCGGTGGCCACTGTCGCGTCACCGCAGAGTAACCGATGTTTGCCCAGCACCCAGAGATCGCCGGGACGGCTAATCGGGGTTTCGGGGGCCTCTGGAACATCGTCCTCGCCCTCGCGTGAGGCGGCTTCAAGGTCGACCTCTCCAGCCAACAGCACCTCGAGTTCAGCGTCATCGAAGCCAATGAGCGACAGGTCGTAGTCCTCGGCCAGCAGGTCGTTTAGTTCGGCCGAGAGAAGCGCTTCATCCCAGGTCCCGAGTTCCGTCAGCTTGTTATCCGCGATCCGGTAGGCACGGCGCTGCGCCTCGGTCAGGTGACCCAGCACGATCACCGGTGCCTCGGTTAGCCCGAGTTGCGTGGCGGCCAGGACCCGGCCATGGCCAGCGATCAGTTCTCCATCGTCCGCGACCAGGCAGGGAACGGTCCAGCCGAACTCCGCCATGCTGGCGGCGATCTTGGCAACCTGATCCGCGCCGTGCGTTTTCGCGTTGTTCGCGTAAGGCTGGAGCTTGGCCAACGGCCATGTCTCAATCGCGTCCGGGGCAAAGCTCAGGGTCATGCTAGTCGGTTCGCCTCAATGGGGTGGATACCCTGGACTCCGCACACCGGCAGCAAGCCTGGACTCCGCAAAGGGTCCAGCGGCCACCGGACGTGTCAGGTTCCAAGAGTTTGTTTTGTTGTGGTTTTCAGAAGATCGCGGGTGGATGCCCGCCGGGGTGGCTTCCCAAAAAACCGGCCCTGTCGCTGGCGATATTGCGCGCTTCGCCCGCCCGTATACGTTTATGGCCAGGAAGGACCCGTAAAGTCAGTGGGTTAGCCTCCTGGACCCCAGCTGGACTCCAGGTTGGACCCCGGAAGCCAGCAGGGTGCCCACCAACGAAAACGGGGAGAGCCGTTTTCCAACGCACTCTCCCCATTATGCCCTACGGATAGCACGGAAATGTTGCATGTGTCGAACACAAAAGTGTTGCAACACATTGGAGTCGCTAGGCATTCAGCCGCGAGGCGATCTTGGTGAGCGCCAGCTGCCACCTCCGCCACGCAGTTGTACGATCGCACCCCAACTCGCCGCTGATCTGCTTCCAAGGCACACGCGCAGCCCGGGACCAGATCAGCTTGCGTTCCTGCTCCTCAATCCAGAGCACCCAGTCAAAGGTCTGCTCGAGCCGGGAGATCGACGCCGCCGAAGGCCAGACGCGCATGGGTTGCGGTTCCATCGCTGCGATTTCGCGGCTGGTCCGCACGATGTCCGGCCATGCGTTGAAATACCCACGGGCCTTCACCGGCGGTAGCTTCCGGAGGGTGCGGAACGCTTCTTCGAAATGATCGGCGACATCGTCAGCAGTCCAGATGTGATCAGCCATGGCGCACCTCCCCTGCTGGGCGCGGCCCGTACAGTTTCTTACCCAGTTGTTCGACCAGCTCCCGTTCGGGCCAGGTCAGGCGGTGATCGTGGATGTTGACGGCCAGCACGCCCTGCTCACGCCAGCCCTCCCGTTTGACCCGCTCGGGGTCACGGCGCTTACCGCCATAGCCTTTGGGGGTGAACCTCATGCTGTACCTCCCCGGGTCTCGATGGCCCAGTGAAGGATGGCGATGGCGTCAGCCTCATTGTCGTCGGACGGGCTGAACCCTCGGGCGCGCGCTGCGTCGATCATCGCCTGCTTGGGAGCGTTCCCCTTGCCGGTCGCGTGGCGCTTAATGGTCCCGACCGGCACGCCCTCATATGGAATGCCCCTGAGTTCGGCCCAGCTGGTCAGCGACGCCATCAGGCCCCCATAGACATGAGCCGCGTCGGTGCCTGCATGGCGACGGACTTCCTCGAACCAGATCGCCGCGCAAGGTCCCGATAGCCGATCCAATTCGGTCAGCCAGTTGGTGAAGCGCAGATAGCGCATGCCACCGCCATCGTAGCGTCCAGGTTTGAACGACGCCGTACCGGTGGTGATCAGCCCCTCGAAGGTCCGGAGCGCCCAGCCCGTCGTGGTTCCAAGATCGAGCGCCAAAATGCAGCGCGGGTTTTGTGATTGGGTCATGACGACCTCCTCTTCGGTTTGCCGGGCTAGGCGAGAGGGCTGGCCGGTGAAGGCTGCGGTCTCGCCAGGCCCCGAAGGGTGGTCTGGTCACGTCAGGCGCAGGGCGATCGGGTCGCACTGCGAATTGTTCTTGGGCTTCAAAGTCCTCCTGTGAAGGATTGGAGCCACTAACCCATTGCCTAGTCTCTATAATATATAATTATTCAATTATTATATAGTTATAGAGGGTGTCTCTCTATTTCTAATCGCGCGCGCATACACGCGAGGGGTATAGATATCCTCTTGAAAGATTGAAAAATGTGAAGGAATTATTTTTTGGGATATCTTTCATACGGTTAGGCGGAATTAGAGTTCCTTCTGACTGACTTTGCGCCCTGAAGCATCTCGCCAGGGGCCCATCCAGCGAGCCATCCGGTAGACCATGGCCTGCCTCGTCGATGATCCCCGCATACCCGTCGTGACGTCCCCGGTTTCGATCAGGGTGAGCAGGATCTCATCGCGGTCGCGGGATTTCAGCCACTGGGAGGCACGCGTGATTTCCGACTTGGTGATCCCGTTCGCCCCCGCAGCGCGGATGACCTCCTTGAGCCGTTTCAGGTGAGCCTCAGTCTCTGTGTCGGCCACATGACGCTCGACAGCCTCCATAGTCCGCCGCGCATAGTGGCGCACGAAATCTATCGCCCAGTCCGCCGCCGAGAGGTCGATCTCGGGTTTTGCCGGGTCGCGCCCAACCGCTACGATCAGCGCCAGCTTCAACGCGTTTTCTCCAATGCGCGCCAGGATCGCCGTGAATGCTGTCCCGGCTGCAGCCCGCAATTCCTCCGTCAATTCGGCACTCAGCGCTTTGAAACGCGCCCTGGCTTCATCGGTCATGGGCACGATGATCGGATTTACTGTCGTGTTCTGATCGGCCGTCTTGCCCGCAAGATTGCCCTTCTGGTGACCACCCCCGGCGGCCACGCCCTGCAATCCGTGGATCAGCGCTGGCGGTGCCTGGCGGATGCCAACGGCGATGTTCTCGTCCGGGTAATCCTCGTCGCTGGGCAGGATCAGAAAACGCGCAAGCGATCCGTCGACCACATTTGCCCCCTGCAGCGCGCCCCAGAAGTGCAAGGGCGTCGTGGTGCCATAGACGCAAAGACAGGGTTGTACGATATCCCGCCGCTCGTTCGACCCATCACGGTTGGCATATTCAGCGCCGAGGAAGATCCCGCCCGCTGCGGTGTAGAGCTCGGTCATGTTGTCGAGAATTTCGGTGATATGGCGCGGACTGCGCCGTCGATCGGCTGCCGCCGCCAGGAACATGCCGAATTCGTCGATCTGGAACAGGATTGCGGGCTGGCGGTGCAGCGCGGTCAGAAGACCCGCCCCGGAGGCGATCTTGTTGCCACCGAGATGATGCGCCAGCCCCGCCTCGAAGAAGACCTCGTTGATGATCTCGCGGGCGTGGTTTTTCCCCGATCCGCTGTCGGCGATGCCGACGACATACAGGTTCGAACGCAGGTTGCTTTCGGTCCTATACTGCCGCCCCATAAGAGCGCCGATCGCACAGAGGCTTGCTCCAAGCGACAAAAGCGGCTGTGGTCGTCGGGCCGTAGACAACATGTAATCCGTCAATTCACCCACCAACCCGTCAGGCATCTCCAACTCGAACGGCGGGCTCGCCGGGGTTTCGACGCCTTCTTCAGGATGACCATCTAGCCTCGACAACAGCCCCGCCGCTGGATGCTTATCATCGCAGGCCAAAGACCCATCAAGCCGCAACGATGCATCAGGCTGCCAGCCGCGCTCCATGGCGAGGTGATAGACCGTACCAGCCCCGATGCGATCGGGCTTGAAGCTCGTCCACGCCTTGGCGGTGGTCGCGGGTACGTCCTTCGCTGCCTGCGCTGACCATTTCGCGAACAGGTCTTTACCGGCTTCACCGAGCGCGCCCTTCAGGGCCATACCAACCCGCATCCAGCTGTCGTAGTCGAGTTCCACGTTCGGCAACCATTCCAACGCCGCCTGGATGGCAGGCCTTGTACCGACCTGGTTATGGCTACGCAGGTGTTCCGCCGCAGGCGACATGGCTGAAAACCCTCGCTGCCGTAACGACTCGGGGAGCAGCGCATAAGCCTCGTCCAAGAATGCGGCTGCTGTCTCGGTGGTGATTTCTGGCAGATCGGTGATGTCGAGATCAGCCAGCCCTTCCTCGGGCCAGACATAGGGGGCGCACGTGTCCGGATGATCGGCATAAGCAAGGAACTGCTGGCCGAGGCAGAGCACTTCCAAAGGGTGGTGCTTGATTCCCCGGAACGGCGCGGCCGTGCGGTAAATCAGCATGCGCTTTGGGGCGCGACCAATGCGCAAGGCGGGCGTATCGCCCAGCCGTTGGCGCGCAAGTTGCTCGATCTGGAGCGCCAATTCAGGATCCTCGACGATATCGATGTCGACAGCAGCAACTGCGCCGCCAACGATCCCGATGCCGCACTCGGGCCAAGCCGACCATGTCGTCACCTCCACCTCGGTCGTGGGGCGCTCTGCATGCCGGTTCCATTCTGGATAATCGGTCCAGGCCCCTCGTTGGAACCGCCCCGGCTTCTTGGTGCCCGGGCCAATCGGCAGAATGGCATAGCCGTTGGTGACCAGCCGCGCGCCGAAACGCGCCATGTAGGATGTCTCGGCCATCAGAAGGGCACCTCCGGGCTCATCCCGTCGAGCCGCGTGCGGTCCTTGGCCGCAAGCTCCCGCAGGTGGTCGCAATATCCGGTGACGACCGCGTCGATGAAGCGGTCCCACTCGGTCTCGGTCAGCGTCGTTAAATCGGATTTACCTATGCTCTCGAGGTATTCACCGCCTTGTTGGCCGCCGACGCTCATGGCCTCGCTCTCGTTCGGAGTGGGGTCGATCATGCCCTTCCTCCCATGGCAGATGTCCTGGCAGGCGCGAGAGCAGAGGCGCTTGCGGCTTGCGTCCCTTCGCTGGTCCGAGATCCGGAAGATCGGGTTGAACCAGCCAAAGCCGCGAGGTTCCCGGTGGCAGACGGCGCAGAGGCCGGGGTGGATTTGGCGCATGGATCGAACCTGTAGCCGGAGATTTCAAAATAGCGGCCCGATGGACGGACCGAGATTTCGCTTGGGCGCGTGAGACGGTTTGCCTGCGCAATGGCCTCATTCACGCTAAGCGGAACGGGCAGACCTGGTGCACGTTTGCGCCACCAATCGGCGGCCTTCTGGCGCGCATAGCCCTTATGCTCGAAACAGACCCATTCGCTGTAGGTGGCAAGACCGCAGCTGTAAGTGACCTTGAGCGACGGCCGCCCGCCGCGTTTGTCGTGTCGGGTGTAGGATACGCCGCTCACCTGCAGCCATTGAGACGCTTTTGGCGACAGGACCGGCAGCGTGGCTGCGGTCGGCGCAATCTTCACCTCACGGGCCGGGAATTCATAGCCGCAGTCCGGACATTCGGTGGCCGAGAGCGCCACGATGCTCTCACACATGGGGCAGACCTTTGTGGGTGCCTCGCCCCCGCCATTCTCGCCGGGACGTTTCGGACGCACGAGATCGATCGGCCCGTGGCGTCGAACATTGCCCGCGAAATCCAGAACGAGGCAGTTCTCCTTGCCCGGTGCCAGACGCGTGCCTCGACCGACCATCTGGACATAGAGCCCGGCCGATTGCGTCGGACGCAGGAGCGCAATGAGATCGACGGCCGGGGCGTTGAAGCCGGTAGTCAGCACGCCCATCGACGCCAACGCGCGGATTTCGCCCCGCTTGAACGCGGCGATGATGGCATCTCGCTCGTCCTTGGGTGTGTCCCCGAAAATCGTCTGACAGGTGATACCCTGACGTCCGAATTCCTCAGCGACATGGCGGGCGTGATCGACACCCGAACAGAAGGCCAACCAGGATTTCCGATCCTTGCCATACTCGATGATCTCGGTGACAGCCGCCCGGGTAGTCGCCTCCTGGTCGACCGCCGCCGCCAGGTCGCGGGCAATGAAATCACCAGCGCGGGTGCCGACCTTCGACACATCAAGCCGGGTGGCGGGCTGCTTTGAAACAAGCGGGCTTAGAAAGCCCTGATCGATCAGGTCGCGGACCGTGGCTTCGTAGGCGATGTCCGTAAAGAGCGCGTTCTTGCCTTCATGCAGCATGCCGCTGTCGAGCCGAAACGGCGTGGCCGTGAGACCGATTACCTTCAGCGCCGGGTTGATCGCGCTCAGCGCATCGAGAAAACGCCGATACATGGTGCTTGATTTGCCCGGGATCAGATGGGCCTCGTCGATCAGCACCAGATCGGTGTGGCCGATTTCGCGGGCCCGGCGATGGATCGACTGGATGCCTGCGAACAAGACGCGCGCCTGCGCCTCGCGCTTACCCAGACCCGCCGAATAGATGCCCGCTGGCGCGTCAGGCCAAAGGCCGATCATCTCGGCATAGTTCTGCGCGATCAGCTCGCGCACATGGGTCACGATCAGGATGCGCTGATCAGGCCAGGCCTTCAGCACCTCTTCGATGAAGGCGGCCATGACGAGGCTCTTGCCCCCAGCTGTTGGAATGACCACCAGCGGATTGCCGGTGTTGCTCTGGAAATAGCCGTAGATCGAAGAGATCGCAGCGTTTTGGTATGGGCGCAGGGTCAGCATGGCGCGGCCTCCGTGGTACGAGCGTCATTTGACCAGGAGGAGCCATCGGCCATGCGGTAGGTGACGATGTCGTCTCCCGCATCGACGACCTCACCCGGCACGAGATCGGGGATGAAGAGATGTTTGCCGCAGGCAGCACGCTGCTCGGGTGGAGCCAGCATCCGGTCGTGGCGGGCGCAGCTTGGATTCAAACATCAAGTGCAACGGTTGATTTGAAGGCCGCGATTTCGTCGGCCAGGGCTTCAGCGGGTGTTCTCCATCCGAGGGTTTTTCTCGGACGGTTGTTCATCAGGTTTGCAACG